ATGTTTTGATTTGTTCTGATATAGGATCTACTGCTGAAAAGTTCATTAAGGATATAAAAGATAATGTCATAGAAAATAAATACATTGAAGATGCATTTGGAAAGTTGCTTGATGATGCAAATAAGGACTATAAGTGTAATGCAACTCAATTAGAGTTTACTAATAGAACATTTGTTGAAGCAATTTCTTCTACTTCACCAATGAGAGGTAGAAAATATAGAAATACTAGACCTGATTTAATCATTCTCGATGATTATCAATCTGAAGAGGATGTTAGAACAGAAGAAGCCAGGTTGAAAAAGTGGAAAAGATACTCAGATGACGTTAAGTTTGCAAAGCAAAGACCAGTTAAAAGAAATGGTAAGGTTGTTAAAAAAGGTACCGTTCTTATGGCTTGGGGAACCCAGCAACATAAAGAGTGTTTCTATAGTAGACTATTGAAATCAGCAACTTGGAAATTTAAGAAATATAAAGGTGTATTTATAGATGATTTTATCAATGAAAAGGGTGAAAAAGTTAATGGATTGGATTATTATTTTTCAACTGGGCTATGGAAAGAATTTAGAGATATACTTTTCAACTTTAAAAATGAAGATAGGCTTGAAGATGCTAAAGAGTTTTATTATGAGCATGAAAATGAAATGCAATTTAAAACTCTATGGAGTGAATTCTGGGATTGCTTAGAACTTGCATTAGATTACTATGAAAATCCAAATAGTTTTAAACAAGAGGTTCAAGGGGATGTCGATTCTATAGGTGAAAAATACTTTAAGAGGTTGAGTATTGAACCGAGGGAAACTATAGAAACTCATGACTTTATTAAAACTATGCTTTGTGTGGATCCTGCTGCAAGTGGTGGTGCAAACAATGACTATTGTGCATTTTTAGTTGGTTCTGAATCTAGTAATGGTAATAAGTATGCTAGAAAAGCGAAGTTAGAAAAAATAAACGCTAGAAAAGAGTTTGATAAATATATTCAGAAAATGGTTGATTATTTACTTGAGTATGAAGATATTACCCATGTAAATATTGAAAAGAACACATTTAATGGGGCTGATGCAAATCAGTTAGAAAAAGCAATTAAGGAACATCCAATTCTGAAGTTTAGAGATATAACTATCATTAATGAAATGCAAAGAAAAAACAAGGATGATAAGATTTCAACAATAGTACCATATGTAAATAATGGTACTTTTATTTTTGCTGAAGAAGATGAAGAATTTACAAATCAACTTATGGAATTTGCTGGACAAAAATTCACAGTACATGATGATGCTGCCGACGTATCTGCTGAGTTTTGGTTGAAGATAGATACTATTGAAGGAAGTATACAAATTCAATTGTTGGATAGAAGATTATTTGGTTTGTAGGAGGTGTGAAGGTTGAAAATAAGTGAATTAATAAAAAAGTTATTTAAGAAAGAAATAGGATTAGATTTAAGTAATCCGGAACATCTTAAATTAGTAAAGAAAGCGTATGGATCATATCGTGTTTTTAGAAATATTTACTTGAAGATGTATCGTTATTATAGGGGGGATACAGATGCTATAAGGAAGTATTTATTTGTTACCGAAAGATCTAATCTTAAGATAAATACTAATTATATTAAAAAGTTTATAAGAGAAGAAGTTGCCTATACAGTTGGAAATGATATTACTTATGAGTCCAGGAGTGATAATGATGAAATAGTTGAGAATATTGAATACTATACAGCTCATTGGAATGAATTACATGACTCTGATTTAATGAAATATTTACTGATTTTCACAAAGGTTTATGAAATATATTACATAGATGATAATGCGGATTTTTGTAGCAAGATTATAAAACCAACTGATGGCTATGCTTACTTTGATAGTGTATCAGGAAAAGTTTTATTTTTCATTCATGCTTTTAAAAATGATTTTGAAAATACAAATTCTTATATAGATGTTTATACATCAGATAAAATCTATCATTTTGATAGTAAATTTGATGAAATATCACAGCCTACTGAAAATATTTTTGGAGAAGTGCCAGTTACTATTGGAGATTTAACGGAAGAAGGTGTTGATGATAGCCTTTATAAAGATTTAAAGGGACTTCAAGATGCTTTTGAAACTAATCTTTCTGACATTGGTAATGAAATAAGCGATTTTAGAAATGCTTATTTACTATTCAAAAATGCGTCAGTTGAGCCAGAAAAAATTCCTGAAATGAAGAAATTGGGAATAATTCAATTAAAAAATAAAAACAGTGATGCAGCATGGTTGATTAAAAATGTTAATGATACATTTATTCAAAATACATTAGATAGATATGAGGATGTAATGTATCAACTCGCATGTCATATTAATCATAATGAGAAACTGCAAAGTAACTTGAGTGGTATAGCTTTAAGATCTAGATTGATCGTATTAGAAAATAAGTGTTCACTTGAAATAAAAGCACATAAAAACATGGTTAAAAATAGAATTAGATTTCTATTTAAGTATTTATATATAAAAAAGAATAAGAAATTTGATTATAAAGATGTTAAGTTCTTATATACTCCTAATATACCTAGTGATGATTTGGCAACAGCTCAAATGTTAGCTCAACTACCAGAAGGAGTTGTTTCAAAAGATACTGGAAGAGGCTTATTGAGTTTTGTAAATAATAAGGTTGCTGAAGGAAAAAAGGTTGATGAAGAAAATCAAGAAGAAATGAAAAGTATTCCTGATTTAGAACATGGTGATGAATGATGGATAGAGAGAAATTTTTAGAAGATATTTATAAGTCATCTGAGGAAGGTTTAAAGGAAGTATACAAGGAGCAGGAAGAAAATAAGGAAAATATTTTAAAAGAGATAGCTATGATTTTGCTTACTTACACTATTGTTGATAATGTGTTGAGTCTAAATAAAAAAGAAAAAGATAGTTGTTACAATAAACTATCAAAATTGATTTTAAGCATGTTTGGTGATGAGATTAAGAACTCTACTGAAACAATTAATAATATATTAATTGATGCGGCAGAGAAGAATTTTAAATATTATGGATTAAAGGATAATAAAAGGTTTATTGAAAAGTTAGTTAATGAACACTATAGAGGGTTAAAATTCTCAGATAGAGTTTGGAATAATGGTAATGATATTTCCAAAATGCTTCATAAGGAGATTAAGGATTTTCTCAATGGTAAAATAAATGCAAATCAAATTAAGTCTCATATTGAAAAACAATTTGATGTTAATAAGTATAATGTGAAAAGATTAGTTGACACAGAGATAGCTAGAATAGAAAGTAAAGTTACAGAAAATTATTTCAAGGAATATGGAATTAAAAAAGTTAGGTATAATGCTTGTTTGTGTAATACTTGTGATAAATGTATGAGTGATCATAATAAGGTATTTAATGTTGATGATTCTAATAGACCGAGTTTACCTAGACATCCAAATTGCCAATGCTTTTATGTCCAGGAAGATGATGAAAAAACTCTAGTAATGAATCTCCAACTTTTTGGAATTAATGAAAGAAAAGAATTACAAAAGCTAATTGATAATGGGGTTATAAATAAAGTTAATTATGATAAATGTTATAAATATTTTAATGAACAGTTTAGGAACGGAGTTACAACACCAATAGAAATTGTTTATAATGATAAGGACAGGTTTATTCATATTGCTAGAAGGCATACAAATATGATTTCTAAAAAGCAAATAGATAACATAATAGATAGTCTTAGAAATCCAAATGAAATTTATAAAACTATAGATAAATTTGGAATAGAAGGAAAGGGATATGTTAAAAATATAGATGGAAATCAATTGTTAACTATTGTTAGAAGTGGTATAATAACTTCATATTATCCAAGTGAAAGCTATATTAATAAAGTAAAAAGAGGTGAATTGATATGGGCAAAAAGGTAATTAGTTTAAGTATTGATGAAAGTGATATAGAAGGTATTTTAGAAAGTTGTATTATATTAGAGTCAAATGATGAAATTGCATATGTTGATGAATATGAAGTTCCATATCAAGTTGAGATCCTCATGAGCACAAGAAAGGGAATGAATATTCCTGACGTTATAGAAATAAAGGGATTAAATCAGCTATATGATGTAATAGATAGAGAGGATTGTCTTCCAGATATAGGATTGCTTGATTATGAGGAAAAAGAATTGGGGATAAATTTAAAAAGTGTAACTTTAAGAGAATTATATAAAGAAGTATTAAAAAAGGTTTTATAAAAGCACTTACTAAGTTAAATGGTAGGTGCTTTTATTATGCTTAAAATTAAAGTAGTACATGCTTATGTTATTAATCTTTAGGAGTATGACGTTTGTGAGGGTCTACCTTTGTACCATCTTTTTTTGTATAGCCTTTCACTTTTACAGTCATTGGGCCTTTTCTAGTAGGTTTTTCAGAACATTTACCTTTAGATGCCATGTGATCACCCCCTTCCAATTAAGATAGTAATTGAATTTTAAAGCATGTACTACAATTAAATTATAGCATAAAAGGAGGGATATTATGGATACCTTGGGTAGCGTAAGAATAGGATCAAGTGATTATTCAGTGATTATATCAAGTGAAACTCTAGTTGTTGACAGACAGGAATGTAAGGGAATGATAGACTATGAATTTCATGAAATAAAAATTAACAATGAGATTCAAGACAAGCAAGGGCAGGAACAAACTTTTTTGCATGAATTAGTTCATGGAATAATTAAAGAAAGAAGTTTAGATTTGCAAAATTCAGATGAGGAAACAATTGTGGATGAAATAGCATTGGGATTACACCAAGTTATAAGAGATAATGCAGAGATATTTAAAGTCTTAGGAAGCTAAGGCTTTTTATTATACTTTAAATCGTCTTGAAATCGTCTTGTGGAAGCTTTATTGTACAAGGGGATAAATACTAACTAAGTTAAATTTGAAAGAGTTTAATTCTATTAAGGTGGCTGCAATATATTATGGTTGCAACGAGAAATCTATTTGTATGGTTTGTAGAGGTCAAAGAAATTTTTCTGGAAAATTAAAAGATGGAACTAAATTAAGATGGATGTATTTTGAAAAGTATTTAGAAACGTTGGAGTAATCTTACGTTTTTTATTTTGTCCGAAATGACTCTAAACTAAATAATATGTCTTAGGGACTTTTAAGTGTCTGAGGGATGGAGGTATTTAAATGAAGAAAAATAAGCTTTTGGGATTAATTAAAAATGCAAAGGATGATGAAGATATAAACTCTTTGTTATTGGGATCAGATATTGAAGAGGAAATTGTATCATCAGGACTTACCTTAGAGGCCTTTAAGGAAAAAATTAAAAATGATAAAGACTTTAAAGCTTATATGGAGAGTGAAAATGATAAATATCACAATAAAGCTTTAAAGACTTGGAAGGAGAATAATTTAGAGAAGGAGCTTGAACCTTTTATTAAGGAAAAGTATCCAGATTTAGTTACTGATCCTATGGCTAAGAAGTTAGCTGATTTAGAGAAACAACTAGCTGATGAAAAAGCAGCTAATGCAAGAAAAGATCTTTTAGCTGAAGCTATGAAATATGCAAAGGATAAGAAGTTACCAGCTAGTGTAGTTGAGAAGTGCTTAGGTGAAGATTTTGATAAGACTAAGGAGGTAATAGACTCTATAGCTGAAGATTGGTCAAAAGGACTTGAGGCAATAGTTACTGAAAAAATGAAACAGTCTAGTTATGTACCTGGTAATGGATCAGATGGAAAACCAATTAGTATTGGAGCTTCTATTGCAGCTCAAAATAATTCAAGATCAAGTGCTCCAAGTAATCCTTGGGGTGATAAATAAGGAGGAAATTTTATGTATTTTAAAAGATCAAATTATGAAAATGATATGGAGATTTTAGTTAGTGAAAAGAATTTAGTTACTTTTTCAGGAACAGTATTAGCTTCAAATGTTACTCAAGCTGATGAGAATGGAAGAAAGTATGTAAAGGCTGGTTCTTTCATTGATGCTACAGGTGCAGTTGTAAAACCAAGTGGATCAAGTTTTGAAGGTAATCCTATAGGGATTCTTTATAAAACAGTAGATGTAACAAACGGAGATGCTCCAGCTTCAATAATAGTTGAAGGTTACTTGAGAGAAGATAGAGTATTCGATGGTTTTGACGAAGGTGCTAAAACTGCTGCTAAAGCAAAAGTACCAAATATAAAATTTAGATAGGAAGGTGAATAATAAATGGCAAGATTAGAAGAAGTTTTTAACACAAATGAATTAGTTAATTATTTTAAAGAAAGAAAAGTTACTCCAATGTTAGGGGAATCACTTTTCCCAGAGCGTAAAATTCAAGATATTGAATTTGACATGATCTTAGGAACAGGGGGACTTCCTG